AATGTTCTGCGCGTTGACGATAGCGAACAAGTGCCTGCTTAATCGCCATATCATAATGCTCTTTGTCAAGCTCAACTTCAATCATCTGACCGCCTAAGCGTAGCTTGATGTATTCAATAATGTCGTTGCGAATATCGTAGGTTGGCGTCATGTTATCCGCCGGAACTTCGATGTGTCCTGGTCCTGTCATTTGATTGCCCTTTTGTATATTTAGCTAAATACTTGTAGTTCGCGGGCTGGCAGGCCCCAACTACTCTAATACGAAAGGCCGTATCAGCATGTATATTTATTACACTTACGCATACCTAAGAAGCAAAGATTCAGACACTGCTAAGGCAGGAACTCCTTATTATATTGGTAAAGGGAAGGGTAATCGGGCCTACCAGAATCATCGCTACCATAAGCCGCCGAACAACAAATCAAAAATAGTATTTTTCGAAACAAATCTGTCAGAAATAGGGGCACTGGCTCTTGAACGAAGACTTATTGCTTGGTATGGTCGCAAAGATTTAGGTACTGGCATCTTAAATAACTTAACCGGCGGCGGAGAAGGTGGCTCGGGTCGCCTTGCTTCTATTCAAGAAAGAGAAAAGGCAAGAAAAGCAAAACTTGGCATAGAAAAATCAGAAGCGCATAAAGCCAAGTTGCGAGGACCGAAAAGTGAAGAACACAAGAAAAATAGTGCCAACGCAAATCGTGCGCGTTGTTTAGGCAAACCCGCTCATAATAAAGGAATATCAGGTCCGCTTAAAGCGATTCCAAAATCAGAAGAACATAAGGCAAACATGCGGAAGCCTAAGGTAAAAGCTACTTGCCCTTTCTGTGGGAAAGTAGGTGGGATTAGTCAAATGAAGCGGTGGCATTTCAACAACTGTAAATCTAAGCCACTTTAAGTAAGAGGTGCCTATCACTAATACGCCCATTGGCTTTAACTTCAACCGCCTTAATGTTAGTCAGATAAGTTCTTAGTTGGACTTTTCCAATTTTCATTAAGGCCTTGAGCTGTTCGTCTGGTTTACGTAATGTTTTTCCAACGCTTTTATTCTCATCATACCCTAAAATAGATGTTCCTTTAACACCAAGGGTACCAATATGGGCGTCAGCGACGTACCGATAAAGTTTCCTATATTTCGTATCATACGTCCATAGTTCTGTAGCACCAATGATATCGACTGGCGAAATACTAACAAGTTTAAGTTCTTTGTTTTCTTTCATATATTTGAGTTTAGCGACAACCTTTGAAGCAGCAACCGGCTTCTTAACCCGCGCCTTCTTAGTTGCCCGCTTGACTGAGGTGTAGCTATCCAGATCGGCTAACAGTTTCACATAGAAATCACCAATTCGCTTGATATCGGCTTTGCCCAAATGCGAATACGCTTCAGCAAGATATTCGTCCTTGCCGCTAAAGGCAATCGTCAGCTCGTCGATCTGCTTCTGGAACACTGTGCGAATCTTGCCGATCTGCGCTTGCGGGACGGACTTCGCTGTCAAAAAGTCGTACAGCACAAAGGTCGACTTCTTGTTCATAAACACGTTGTCGACCTCGCCCTCGATCTCGCCGATCACTTCAGACGTTTTCTTGGCAAGCCGGTCTTGGATTGTGAGGACAACTGCCGAGGGTGACTTAACGGGCTTAACCGCTTTGAGCGTAACACTGCTTTCCGCAGTAGTGCCGGCGTTAGCAATGATGTCCTTGATGGTTTTGACGATGTAAGCCTTGTGCTTCGGCTTGAGCGGCATTCCTTTGCCCACTGCGCGGATCATACCGCTGACCGTCATCGGGGTCAGTTCAGCGTTTGCTGCTATGTAGGTGGAAAGTTGTTCCTTCGTGAGCTTCATGTGCTCCTGCGCCCAGGCGATCACGTACTTCTTCATGTCTTTTAGCGTGAAGAAATAGTTGTAATACGCCCAGCTGGCGCGCAAGTTGCTGTCGAATTCCTCGTCCGTAAACTTCAGCGCGCGGGCGTGATCCCAGACTGGTTCTCCGCCGGTATACTTCTCGTCGAGGAACAACGGATCGCGCTTATGCGTTGCTTTGGGTTTTGTTTGCTTGAGTAAGGATTTGATCGCCATTTGCTGCTCCTAAATATACGACTAAAACAGTAGTTTAACACCTTTTGCGAGTAATGTCAAGTCTATTGGAATTTGAGGCGGAAGATCATTGCAGCTTTCGGGTCGCGGAAACGATAAAAACAGCGAACTATTGTTTCAAACGTCACAGGGTCAGTAACGAATATTGCTTCGTTCTTTTCCCAGTCGGTATGTTGCTCACCTGCGTTAGCTGTAAGCCAGGCAAGCTGATCGGCGGAATCCTGCACTGTGGCAGAAAGAACCGAAACCTTGTGTTCCATCAGTAAAGAAGAAGCAGAGTAACCCACTGTTCAAGCCCTGTTATCTCGTCGTTGATTGCTTTGAGCTGTGCGTTGACTTTTGTTGGATTGTGTCCCGGGGTCGTTCGCATTGTAAGTTCCAGCTTGGACAGTTCCGTGACCATTTTTGACATATTGCGTAGTAGACGCATTCCGTCCATACGATGCCGCCCGTCCTTGAGACGATTGAGGAGCGTTGTTAATTCCATCTCAACGCGAGGAAAGTCCAGAGCAGTTTTAATTTCCATACTACTATTATACGCTCTTTTACCTAGATGTCAACCAAAATATTTGCTAAATATACAATAATGTTCCTACAAAACAAATATACCAAATGGTATAACAACATTGTATCTTCCGCTCAAGCAAGATCTTCGTCGGGTTATGTCGAAAAACACCATATCATTCCAAAATGTTTAGGCGGCACAAATAACACAGAAAATCTTGTTGAGCTAACTGCTCGCGAACATTTTATATGCCATTGGCTTCTGACTAAGATGGTTTCGTCTAAGCGCCATAATTATCAACTGTGGAACGCTCTAAGCTCTATGCTTTATTTCCATAATCCGTTCCAATCAAGAGAAAAGATATCGTCACAAAAATATCAACTGATCAAAAAGCATATATCTGAACAAAGAAGTATTCACTTCTCTGGGGAAAATAACGCAATGTTTGGTAAGAAGCATAGTGGCGAAACTCGTGAAAAGATGAGATTATCGCACCTCGGGGTGAGGAAAGGTATTCCGGGGCAAAAACAATCAGAAGCAACCAAGGCCAAGAGAAGTATTTCACAAAAAGGTATATCTAAGCCTAAACTTACTTGCGAACACTGCGGCAAAACAGTAGGCAGTCACGGAAATTATATGCGCTGGCACGGAGCCAAATGTAAGCTAAATACGCTAATAATAGGAGTAATATCTTGAGCAGAATTTCGATGTGGAGAGAACAAAAAGGTGCCGACTATCAGTGGATCGACCGTCAGGTTGCTGATATGTACGTAACTGGCGGCACAGGTGTGGGCATACACAAGTATCTTGGACCAATTCCTCAAGCCGATACTGGCGATGCTACAAAGCCTTCCTATACTACGCAAAGCGAATACAACATCCAGGACATTCTGTTCCTCGAAAACAGAGATCGTAAGTACGATCCAGACATTTACGTAACCCGTGGTATATACCAACGCTCCGATAACGACTTTGACCTATCGCAATTTGGTCTATTCCTGCAATCAGGTACGGTCATTATGACCTTCCACTATAACGACATGATCGCTAGGCTTGGTCGTAAGATTATGAGTGGCGATGTTATTGAACTTTTCCACCTTGTTGATAATGATGTCGACGGTGTTGCTGCTGCGCTGAAGCGTTTCTACGTCGTAGGAGACTGTTCTTGGGCAACAGAAGGCTTCAGCCCAACGTGGTGGCCGCATTTATGGCGTGCAAAACTAAATCCGTTGGTCGATTCGCAGGAGTACAAAGACATCCTGAAGACCATCACTGTTCCAAATTCTCAAGGCCCGCAGGGAACGAGTGTGCCGGTTGGTGGTACTCCGCTTGAGGATATTATGAGCACCTACAAGAAATATATCAATGTCAACGAAGCTGTTGTAACACAGGCTGAGGTAGAAGTTCCGAAGAGTGGATACGATACGAGTAAGATTTGGTCTCCAGGAACGACCGAATTAGGTATAGTCGCCACAGCAAATCTTACTGGCGATGACCAAGTTGACACGGCAGATAGCACAATAACAGCGGACTCAGCAACATACAGTCCAAACGTAACACAAAATCCAAAGGGTTACCTCACTGGCGACGGTCTTGCTCCAAACGATCTACCTGTTGGTGCTGGAATCTCATTCCCGATGGCGCCACATCAGGGCGACTATTACTTGCGCTTAGACTATCTACCTAATCGTTTATTCCGTTGGAGTGGATCGCGTTGGGTCAAGATGGAAGACAATGTTAGAACTAACCTAACTGCTGGCGATCCAAACAATACGACACAACGAAACAGTTTCGTAAATAACAGTAACACCGTTACATTAAGCAACGGCGACGTCATTCCAGAAAAACAAGGACTGTCAAAAGCGTTACGGCCAAAAGCCGATTACTAAGGAAATACAATGAGTCTGAATGCCTTTGCCTACGATGGGCAAATACGAAGGTTTTTACTTCAGTTTATCCGTATTATGAGTCACTTTCAGGTCGAATTCGGCCAGGATTCTAACGGAATTACCGCATTGCAGCAAGTACCTGTCTTTTACGGAGATTCGTCGCGGCAAGCGGCCACTATTTTGAAGGGCAATACTGAGAACGCTCTACCTACTGTTCCTTGTATGGCTTGCTACATTAGCGCACTGGACTATGATCGTGCTCGTGTTCAGCAACCGTTCCATATTAGCAAGCTTCAGATCCGCGAACGCAACTATGATTCAACATCAAATACCTGGGGCCACGCGCAAGGCGACGCATTTACTGTTGAACGCCATATGCCGGTCCCGTACAAGCTAACGCTGAAAACGGATATTTGGGCAAGTAACACAGAACAGAAGTTGCAGATCATTGAACAGATTACGCCGTTATTCAATCCTGCAATGGAAATACAAAGCACAGACAACTATATTGATTGGACGAGCTTATCTGCGGTCTTCCTGACAGGTACAACCTGGACATCCAGGCAGGTTCCTATGGGAAATAACGAGCAGATTGACATTGCTACGCTAACCTTTGAACTCCCAATCTGGATCAGCCTGCCTGCTAAGGTCAAGAAACTTGGCGTTATCCAAACTATTATCGCAAGTTTATACGATGCCCAAGGTAATCTAATAGATGATATTGCTGGATTACCGTCATCGGCACTGATGGCGCAACGAATCATTACGCCACTGAACTTTGGTGTAGTTTACCTAGTTGATGCTCATGGAGTTGGAGCATTACAACTGTGGAGACCAACAGATCGCATCACTGATGATATAGATGGAGTTACGGTACAAGCAAACGAAGTGTATTCGTGGAAGACATTTGTTGATATGTATGGGTCCGAGATTAAGAATGGCACCACAGAAGTTCGATTAGAACAGCCAAACGGCAGCGAGCTTGTTGGATCTGTAGCTTATCATCCGACTGATGTTACTAAACTGCTATTCACTCCATACAACGATACGATCCCATCTAACACAATTGCGCCTGTAACCGCTATTATTGACCCGTTTAACGTGCCTGTTGATGCAAGCTACTTGAATGCAGCAACTGGAACACGGTATCTTATCCTCAGCGACATTGGTGACATTGGCAATCTTGAGCCAGCACAGGCTTGGCATGGATCAGACGGCAGCGATCTCATTGCTAAGGCTAATGACATCATCGAGTTTGATGGTACGCGCTGGCTTGTATCTTTTGCTGCGGCTGGTCAGCCGGATGTCAAGTA